AGATTCTAAAGAAGAGTGGTAACAGTTTAGAATATACTAGCCCTAAAACAGGTGAAGTAATTAAAATGTTCCGCAAACCTTGGAATGCTAACAAAGATAATGCTTTGGATCTTATTATGAGCGAATGGGACGATGATGTCGTAGACGCTGTAGAAGACCTTCCGGAGGTAAATATCGACGATGAACAAGACGTCTTACCCAAGGAAGAATTAACCAATGAAAATGAATGACAGTGAGATAGCCGCATACGTTGATATGTGGCTGTCTATGAAACCTTATATTAGTGCCAAAGACAAAGAAATTGCATGTGAAAAGTTCTTAACTGTGATCAACGAAAATATCTGCGATCTAAATGAAGTATGCGATGAATGGTTTGGTTACGACTCAACACTTGACAGAGTGCTCAGAGATTGTTATTATGAAGATGCATATGATGATATTGATGAGGACTCGGATGAATACGATGATTGGTAAATGAGCTGGTATAGTAAAGTAAAGAAAAATATAGCTAATATTGTTCCTGCGATTGATTACTTCGAACAGCAACTAGATGAAGCAAGATTAGATTGTGGACTCAAAGGTAATGTAGAAAAACACTCACGTGACATGCCTGGAATAGTTGAGTATCGTTTTAATCAATTACAGGAACTAGAAGCTATACTTGAACATCTTAATATTGAGATGCGCAAAATACGCAACAAACATTATAGAAAATATCTAGAAGGATATAACAAAGCACTTAGTAGTCGAGATGCTGAAAAGTATGCTGACAGCGAAAGTGAAGTTATTGACCAACAGCATATTATTAATGAAGTAGCATTGATTCGTAATAAGTTTATGGGATTAATTAAAGCTATTGATGCCAAACAGTTTCAGATTAATAACATTGTAAAACTAAGAGCTGCAGGATTAGAGGACGTGAGTTTATGAGAATAGTATTTTGTTTACCGGGTAATAGCTATAGTGGTATATTTTTACAATCATTTACAGGTGTATGGACTTGGTGCTTACAAAATGGACACCAACCCATACTAAGTCAACAACACAGTAGTATGGTAAATTTTGCTCGTTGTAAAGTAGCAGGTGCAGATGTATCTAAAGGTATGTATCAAAAGCCATTCAATGGTATAGAATATGATTATATGATGTGGATCGACAGCGATCAAGTATTCACAGTAGAACATTTTACTAAACTACTAAGCATGGATTGTGATGTTGCTAGTGGATGGTATAGTCAACCTCACGGATTTACGCCAGTTGTAGAAAACTTAGATGACGAGTATTTTAACAAACACGGACATTATCAATTCATAAAAGAAGAAGAAATGTTAGAACGTAAGTTTGCTTTTAAAGCAGATTATATTGGATTTGGTTGGGTGTTGGTTAAGCAAGGTGTATTTGAACGTATGGAATATCCGTGGTTTGCACCTAAAAAGTTACAAGTACCACAGGGTTATGAAATGTGTAGTGAAGATGTTGCTTGGTGTTTGGATGCAAAACAACTGGACATAGACATATATGTAGATCCACAAATACGTGTAGGACACGAAAAAACACAAATAATTTAAAAAAAGACTTGACAGTAAGACTTCTTGGTGCTATATTATATGTATAGTTAGAAGCAAAGAAGGAATACACGATGTTTAGAATCCCTAGTTTTTATCAAAACACAGTAGATTTTACTAGTGCTTGGAACACAATCACAAACTTTGGTCGTGGTGATGCACTTGAAGGTATGAATGCTATGCAACGTGTATGGGATGAACATGCGAGTGGTAGTGACCGCTTTGAAGAAGATGATGACTTTTATGAGTGGTATGAAGCTGAAGTGAATGCTTATAATGTAGTGTTCGAAAATATGGGAAAACTGTTTGGAGAGGTAGCATAATGTATAATATGGAAACTGCACTAGTTGACTATATCAACGCTCAACGCAAGGAAGCTGAAGAGTTTTCAAAGCAACCTAGTTGTTGGATGGGCATGATGCCTGCGGCAACTGAAACTGAGTATTGGAGTGATCGTGTTCCTTCGGGTACTCTTAAAGAATATAACCGTATTCAACTAGAAGAAGATGCGTACTATATTACTGCTGATTATGTCAGTAAAGGTTATGCACGTTCCTTAGACTTTGCTAATTGGAGCGATAGTGCTATTGAACGGCATATCGAAAATATTTGTAGAGAAAAGGAGGCTGCGTAATGTCGTCTTTACCTGTAGATGTTGAAGCAAAACTTTCAACTAAATTGCCACTATACGATGAAATACATGGCGGACCCTATGATAGGGGCGGTGCTGATAGTTACTATGGACGAAGCTTTGATCCTCACTATTGGCCCGAAGGTACACAAAAAGGTACTCGTATCGAAATGAAAGATATGACACCCGAGCAAATCACTGCTTATACTGCTGGCTATCGTGATAACGAAGATGCAGGTACATTCAAAGAATGGTAAAAAAAGATTAAAAAAGACGTCTTTTTTTCTTGACAACAAGACGTCTTACTGCTATATTATTATTGTAAGTTAAACAAACGAAGAGGACTTCGAAAATGGCATATGTATCCCAAAAGATGAAAAAAGAACTAGCACCAGCAATTAAAGATGTATTAAAAAAATACAAAATGAAAGCTAGTATTGCTGTTCGTAATCATTCAACACTTGCTGTGAATATTAAAGCAGGCGCTCTTGATTTTAGCGATAGTTTTACACACGGTGATGGATACTGTCAAGTTAACGAATACTGGATTGATAGCCACTATGATGGCGTCAAGCGTGACTTTCTAAATGAGCTGTTAGCGGCTATGAAAGGTCCTAAGTATTTTAACGACGATGACGCAATGTCTGATTACTTCAGTCGCAGTCACTACACTGACATCAATGTTGGTCAATGGAACAAGCCTTACGAACTAGTAGCGTAAGAAAGGATTTAAACTGCCCTTAGCTCAGCTGGATAGAGCAACTGCCTTCTAAGCAGTAGGTCACAGGTTCGAATCCTGTAGGGCAGGCCAATAACGCTCGCATGATGGAATGGTAGACATAACAGACTTAAAATCTGTGGCCATATGGCGTCCCGGTTCGAGTCCGGGTGCGAGTACCAAAACAGCGCCTGTAGCTTAACGGTTAAAGCCCCCCGCTCATAACGGGTCGACTGTAGGTTCGAATCCTACCGGGCGCACCATAAATAATGAAACAATAAACGAATAAGTAAAATGTACAAAGTAACAGCATATTTCAAAGATAAGAAAATAGTTCGTAAGTTCTATGATCTATACGATGCAATTGATTATCGAGATACTGTTGACGCACATTATCCCTTAAAGGTAACATTTGAAAAAGGAAAAGATATGAGAGAATGGGTATTTAATTGCTGGAATGTAGTAATGGACCATAAACGAAATCCACTAAGCAACATTCCGGACTTCAGCACACGACATATGATCATGCAAGTATTGGCATGGATGTGGTGTATTGTATTTGCTATCATTGTAGGTAGCATGTGGGCAGGAGTGTTTAGTATGATGCTACACACACTATTGCTAGGAGCTATTGCAGTAACAGTAGCAACATTTGAAACAGCCAAACGTAATCCAAATGCGTTCCGTAGAGACAACGGAATCAATTCACGTGGTTACGGCGGCGAACACGAATAATGTATTATGTAATGAATCTTAAAACTGGAAGTATCATAGATACCTATGATAGTTTGTTAGAAGCAAATGAACTTGTTAACAAACACCCAGAATGGACAATTATGATAAAATATAATGAAAGGAATGTAAAATGAGTATGAGTGCTCAATTAGTTAAAGCCGCACGTATGCATGCTGAAGGCGAGCTAGAACGTGCTAAAACAAATATTTTAGTTTATATGAATCAAAGTGTTGGTATTGGCGAACACAGTGATATTGTAGAAGCAATCCAAGAAGAACTGGATAAAATGGCTGCATCGGAAGATCGCATTGAAATGTTAAACAAACATTTCTCATAATAAAAACGCTCCTATAGCTCAGCTGGTAGAGCAATTGATTTGTAATCAATAGGTCCGCGGTTCGAGTCCGTGTGGGAGCACCACTTAGCCCTGGTGGTGAAATGGTAGACACGCAGGTTTTAGGTACCTGTGCTTTACGGCGTGAGAGTTCGAGTCTCTCCCAGGGCACCATAATGGAACGTAGCATAATGGTAATGCATCGCTTTTTGGTAGCGCAGAGTATAGGTTCGAGTCCTATCGTTCCAGCCAAGTAAGATACAAAAGGAAACATTAATGGACTATTACAATAAATTCCAAAAAGACAATCGAGAAGCAATCATTAGTTTTGTGGATGACGAATACTTGATGTGTAGTTTTTTTGAAGACAACCAAATTGTAGGTCGAATTGAATATCCTAATAAAAGTCGTCACTATGTCACTGATGCCGCAGAGAATTGGATCACACGAGTAATGACTGTAGAAACTGTTAAAAATTACACAAAACAACTTGACTTATTCAGTAAATAGTGTACATTATAAGTAAGGAGGATGGGCAGGACGGTAA